AATTTGAATCAAGCAATTTTAGTCCATGAAGCGAAGTACGAAAACCACTCGTCGGGCTGACGGAACGGCGAGGATCAAGCGGGACGGATACTCGAACGCGCAGACCGATTGGTGGACCATTCGTGACCAAGTCTTCAAGCGTGATGACGGGTGCTGCCAGAGCCGGAACAACCTCGGCTTCCGATGCGGAGCGCCCGGACGGGAGGTTCATCACATACGCAGCCTGGCATCTGGCGGCACCACGACGCACAGTAACCTGATCACGTTGTGTGCCTCGTGCCACGACGCGCGACACGCCGGTCACACGATCCGCAGACCCGAAAACACGGTGCGGCTCGGAGGCCAGAAACCTAAGGTCTCCAATCCTTGGGGCCGAAAGCCCAAACTCAAGCCCTACGTCCCTTGAAGGATCACGAGATGACACTCGCTTTGCAAGCCAAAGCACGCCTCAAGGCTGACCAAGGCTTTGTCCACGTGGACGCAACTCCTATCGGTCCGATCAAGAAGAACGGATTTCACGAATGGTTGGGCAAAGATCCGTCCGAACCAATCACCGACGCAGACATCGCCAAGGGAAAGGCCGCCGGCGGCCATCCCGCAAAAATGGCGGAATTTGCTGAATCAGCACGGAAGTGGAAACACAAATGACACTCGAACTTCAAGCTAAGCAGCGCCTCCTTGCCAGTCAAGTGCCAGAACTCGTGGCGACTGACGAGCCGATCGACGGGATCGACACCAGCGACGAGCCTGGTGCCGGCGCGACACCGAACCCGAACGCATTCTTCGCCAACGCAGATAGTGACTCGGTTGCCGCGCTGGAAGAGACGCGCGAACAGGCTCAGAGAGTGCTAGACGAGACTACACGCGCACTCGAAGCCCGCATGATCGAAACTCTGCTGGCCAACGACACGTCCGACTTCGAAACCCTGCCCGTCGCCAACACCGCTGATATGACGAAGGGAAAGGCCGATGCACAGGCTGCTGATACCGTGGAATCCGCGGCTTGCCCGTCCGAAACGTTGGACGAGAACGAGCACCCGAACACGGTCCTGAATCCGGAAGGCGACCTGACGATGAACGCCAGCCCTCGCTACTTCACCAAGGCCGAGGCGCTGGCTGCCTTCGCTGAAGTCAAGGCAGCCAAGGAAGCCGAGCATGGCCGCAGCCTGACAAGCGAGGAAGTGGTTGCCATGTTGATCGCAGAGCAAGGAGCTGACGCCGGCCCCAACGAAGAACCGTTCGACTACGAGAAGTGGAAGAATAGCGGCAAGAAGTCGAAGTCAGCCGACGACAAAAAGGCTGAGGCCAGCTTCATCGACGACGTGAGCAGCGGCGACGCATTCGACATGCTGATCGACGGTGATCCCTCGCAAGAGGAGCCGGTGGTCCAGGAGCTGACCACGAACGACGGCGGCACCGAAGAGCCCAGCGATCAGCCGCTCCTCATGAATGACTTGCCGCAAGGCCCCGACTCCATCTGAGGACTCTGTCATGGATCAGTCCCCTCGTCCTCCTCCGTTGAGGACTGTAAAGAAGCCATGAACGTCTACCACTAGGTCAGCTCTGTGATGAGTGTCCATCCCTCAAGATGACACCGGTCCAGGCTGGCCTTTTGGCGCTTGTCCAATCTTAGAGGAGGTGCAGAATGCGTGTCCAGAGTGACCTACGTTCACGACCTGTCCAAACTCCGGTCGAGAAGAAGTGGATCGGGTTTGAATGGAGTTTCCGTGGCGACAGCGGAGAGGTGACCGCCGTGTCGTTCCCTCAGGCTGTCGAGCGTGCCAAGGTCGCATGGCTCCGTCAGCACAACATCGGACCACAGAGTCGAAACTTCAAGGCTGAGATGCATAACCTGCACGACTCGCCATTCCGCCTCAAGCTCAACGTCGAGTCCTTCAATCGCTTCCTGGCTCTGTACAAGAGTTTCCAACAAGGTGAGATCAACGCTGAGGGCAAAGCTGATCTCCGACAATTCCAATCGATCATCCAGTCCAAGGAGGTGCACAATGAACACCATTTCCCCGAGCGCTAAGAAGCACCGAACGATTGCGGCGGAGGTCAAGCGCCCCCGGTCCAATCTGGTCCCGGACGTCAAGTTCGCTCTGCCGAAGCAGAAGAAGGCCTCAGGCTTCCTGGGCATCTTCAACAAGAAGTACGCTGGCGACGCGCGCAAGACCCTCCTCAAGGTCGCTGTCGCTCCGCTCATGAACATGAGCAGCATGGGGACCGCGGCTGGATCGGCTGCTCGCACACCAGAGGAGCGTAGCTCCAAGCGCGCTCGCTCCAAAACGATCGCCGAGTGGGAATCCAAGCGCCTGGATCAGCATCTGGCACAGTACACAACGCTGAAGAAGGTCAATGACGGCGACCTGTCTCACTTCCTGCTCGCAGTTCCTGTCGTGCAGTTCTCCTCTGGCATCGAGCTCTCGAACATCCTGACCATGTTCGACGGCGTGTCACTGACCGAACAGGCAGAAGCATCGCTTCCTACGGCGCAGCGTGACGAGCTGAAGCAGACCAACTACGCGGCGGCCAAGATCCTGTCAAACGCAGGACTGCGCCCGGATGCGATGACCCTGTTAACCCAGGCGTGCTTCGGCGTCGTCTACCGCCAGACCGGCAACTTCATCACCGTGTTCGTCGAGTTCAAGGTGATGAAGGATGAGGCCGAGTACCTGACCAGCACTGACTGGCTAGAGATCCGTGCCCTCGACCTGTACCCGCTGTTCACTGCCTGGTCAGAAGCCGAGTACGTGCCTGCACTGTACGGGAAGACCAGCCTAGCCATCTCCAAGATCGCGTCCACGCTCCCTCCCTACATCAAGGGTGACGAGCGGGTCGATGAGCACAACCTGACCGTCAACATGGACGGTGAGCCGCTCTGGATCCCCAAGGAATGCGACAACACGCAGCGCTACGAGTCGTCGTACAACAGCGCCGGCACCAAGGACAACGGTGAGTTCGCCCTGCGCCAGGTTGGCTCGATCAATGAACCGAAGCTCCCCGTCAACATCCCCATCCTCACGGACTGGGTGAACAACAAATTCGTGTACAGCTCGACCGTCGGCAAGCCTGTGGTTCTGGACCTGGCGCACATGCGTAAGTTCAACGCCTCCATGGCCATGAACGTGCTGAAGCGCCCGCTGCCGACCGAGTACGTGAAGAAGCTCAGCTTCTACGCCACCGAGTGCAAGACCAGCGTCCTCGCAACGGATTACGGTGCTGATCCGGCGAAGCTTCGCGTTCCAAACAACATCGTGGCCTGGGCCCAGAAGGCGATCCAGACGTTCCACGAAGTGACGGGCAAGCAGGATCTGCGCTACTACGACATCATGCAGTCGTTGGACACGAAGGGTACGGACGAGGAGCTGGCCAACTTTGCGCCCATCGCGCGCTTCGTGAAGACGCTGCAACCGGCGATGGTCGCCAACATCGAAGCCCTGTTCGTCAAGTACGCCGTGTCGACAATGGTGGACAACCTCGGCATGCTGACCGTCCTGTCGTCGTACGGTGGCGATCTGGCTACGACCACGGCTGCCGCCAACACAATCAACCAGCCGGCCACCGACCAAGGAGTTGATCCGAACTGGACGCCGCCTGACTGCCCACTCCTGACCGGCAAGTTCAGCGTCGACGGAGCAGGACTGCTGCCTCACCAAAACAAGGTGCGCAACATCATGCGCAGCCGGCCCGACAATGCAGCTTGGCCCATCGATGCCGGCGGCGGAAAGTCGATGCTCACGATCACGGATATCCTATACGAAATCAAGGAGGGTGAGAGCGCGCCCTACCTCGTGATGTGCCCCTCCCATCTGGTGGCGAACTACGTGTCCGAGATCGTCGAGTTCACCGACGGCAAGGTCAACGTGATCCCGGTCACCTCTTATAACGTCAAGACCACGGGTGTCAAGCGCTTCGAGGAGATCCTGCGTGCGGCCCCGATCAATACGATCCTGGTCGTCGACTACGACGCACTGAAGTACGGCAACTACAAGACGGTGTACGGAACGTCGTCGGTCTCCGTGTTCCCTGTAGTGGACATGCTCCGCCAATTCAAGCCCGGCTACGTCATGATGGACGAGTCGCACTTCCTGCGCAACGCTGGTCGTGCCCGCTTCAAGGCCGTGATGAGCCTTGTCGCCGACATCAAGAAGAAGCGCATCGCCTCCGGTACCATGAACCCGGACAGCCCGTCCGATCTGCCCGGTCAGACGGCGATCCTGGACCCGACGATCTTCGGCTCCCGTCAGGACTTCAACGAGAAGTACGGCAAGGAAGTCAAGGGTGGTCGCGTCATCACGTGGCAGGACACGGGCCCGAATGCTGTGTCGACCGTGCTCCCGACGTTGCAACGTACCATCGTCTGGGCGCCGGCCAAGCGCAAGGAATGGGCCTGCGCCCTCCCAGAGCGCATCGACCGTTTCCTCTCTGTGTCGTTGTCCGAGCGCCAGAAGATCATGTACGACGCGATCTTCGACGACATGGTGAGTCAGATCCGCGAGAAGGCGAAGACCAACAAGAAGGCCCAGAAGCTGCTGGACCAACTGACGGGCAAGAGCGCGACGCCGGAAGACGAAGATCAGTTCGGTGACCTGGGTGATGCCCCGAAGGTCGAGAATGAGACCGAAACCGAAGAGGGCGAAGAAGGTGAAGAGGACGACGGCGGCGACGTCGGTCCGGGCCTCCAGCCGTACCTCGCTGACATCGAACGGTTCGTGACCAATCCGGCCGGCCACCCCTACGCGCGCAATGGCTTCGTCAACGACAAGGGCGAACACATCGCTCCTCTGACAGGTGACGACCTGAAGAGCCCGAAGGCAGTGGAGCTGCAGAAGCTGCTGACTGAGCATCTGGCAACCAGCGATGCCAAGGTGCTGGTCTTCACGAACTACAACGAGTCGACCGACACGCTGTTCGCCGCCATGCCGAAGGAGCTGCAGGACTGCGGCATTCTCTACAAGACCGGCTTCAAGACCGAGATGGTCAACCGGTTCAAGACCGACAAGAAGATCCGCTGGATGATCGGCATCCGCCACAGCCTGGAGGTGGGCCTCAATCTCCAGGACGCGGACTACATGATCCGCGTCGAGGGGGTGTGGACGCCGGGTGAGCAGGAGCAGGGGGATTCCCGCATCGCACGTCCTGACTTCCGTCCTGGCGTGGCCAAGCGGAAGGTGCTGAAGTTCGACACCATCGTAGCCAACCGCACGATCGACATCACGAAGGCGGCGCGTCTGCGTGCCAAGATCGTGGCGGTCGCCAAGTTCGAGAACCCGAACGACCCGAACTATCAGACCATCCCGTCGATTCCTGTGCTGTCCATGAATCTGGAAAACATCCAGACCATGAACGACTTTGGCTCCAACCTGGCTAAGTATCAGCGCTCGCTGGTCGCCCTGAACGACGTCATGAAGGCCGAGAACGAGGCGTACCGAAAGGAGATGGAGGCGGCTGGTGGATTCCATCTCACGCAGGTGAAGCCGGCTCCGACTCCTGCGGCCGCCGCGTTGCTGCAGCGTGTCCCGTACGCGCCAGGCACCGAGCTCTACAAGGCGAGTGAACTCGGCTTGGTCCGGGTCGACAACTTCATCGGCCTCGAACTGAGCCGTGAAGCCGACGAGGAGGGTGACGATAACGACGATGATGAGTCGAGCGAAGACGAGAGCGATCACAGCGCAGCAGCCGAAGCGCGCCGCCTCGCCATCAAGCAGCAGACCGAGATGGTGATGGGCCGCAAGGTTCACACCGAACTCGGCGACGGCTACATCGCGGCGACGGGTGCGGCAAAGAAGGGCAACTTCATCATGCGTCTGGTTGTGCGGTTCGACGACGGGACTGTTGGTCGCAATCTCCGCGTCACCAACGTGTTCATCGTCACGCGCACGGAGACCAACGGAGTTGACATGCGGAACAAGCTGGCTGAAGCGGCTGGTCTCGCTGTCACTGCCCCGATCACGGTACCGTCGTTCAACACGGTGCAGCGCAAGATCACCCGCCGTGAGCAAGAAGAGGCCGATCGTCGTCAAGCCGAGGAAGAAGCCAAGAATCCGAAGCTCAAGAAGAAGCGCCTGCAGGAAGAGCAGGTGGTGGAAAAGGTCAACAAGGCCATCACGATCGGCCTCGAACTCGAGCTGGTCAACGGCTACATGAGGCTGAGTTACAAGGTCGGCAAGGACGCTCGTGCTGTCAAGGCTTTGCAGGCTATGGGTTTCACGCACGACCCGATGTACTGGAAGACCCGCATCCGGCATTACCTGCACTTGATGACTCAGTGTAAGAAGTGGCAGGCCGCTGGCTTCAAGTTCGACTCGAAGTTCTACGGCGATACGATGTCGATCCTCGCACAGGAGCTGAAAGGTGGGGGCATCCTCACCCCGAAGCACTACGATCGCCTGATCGGCGGCGCCGGCTTCAAGAACTACTTGCGTGGTGAATTCAAAGCCACGGCTGATCCGAAGCTGCTGCAGATCTTCGCTCTCGTGACCGACGGTGGTGACACCGACCCGGCTGCGCTGGCGGACTACGCGAAAGATGGCCAGAATCCGCACTATGGAGCAGCGTACCTCTGCCTCCCATACGGACCGGGTCATCCGGGTGCCAAGAACGCGGTAAATCCGGCGCTCAAGGCCCCGTCGTCAAAGTGGATGGTGAGCGAACCAGCTATGTCGCTCTTTGTCAACAATGTGGCAGGGGCGGTGAAGGCAACGAAGGCGCTGATCGACGCTGGTATCAACGTCGAGAATCTCGACGAACTGAAGGCCGACGCAGCCCAGGTTCGGAAGGTCTCGATGGTGAAAAATCAGAACGACGAACTCGTCCCACTGAAGAAGGAAGCTGCTGACGACGAAGCACCCGTCGTTAAGAAGAAGGCAAAGAAGTAAGCCATCGGCCGATGGCAATTTAATCGCATGCGGGGCCGGCTCAGTACCAGCCCTTTGTGTGCCCACACTTATCAAGGAACCATCATGACCGATCAAGTCTCGACCCCCGTCTCGACTCCCGAACCCACGTCGCCGCCGGCTGGCACCGTCAGCGATTCGAACCCGAATCCCGCGGTTGCTGTGAATCCGGACAACGCGAAGCCGCAGACGCCGGATCCGACTCTGGTCGGTTACAGCGCGCTCAAGGCAGCCATGACCAAGGCCGGTCACGTCCTGTCCGAAGGCGAGGGCTTCCTGATCCACGAGTTCGGCCTTGTCCGGAGTTTCCTGTCATCCGTCGGTCTCCAGCACATCGGCGACGAGTGGCACCGCTTCGAGCACGCCGTGGCTCAAGGAGCACACGATCTGGCCCCGAAGCTGACGGCGGAAGCCGCACATCTGGCGGGTCTGGTGAAGAACGGGGTGGAGACCGAGGTCAATGCTCTGACCGGGAAGGTGGAGGCCAAGGTCACGAGTCAGTCCGCAGTCGTGGTCGACACCACAGAAGCCGACGCCAAGAAGGTGGCCGATGCAGCCGCCGCTGACTTGGCTGCAGAAACGGAAGCCAAGGCAAAAGCAGAGGTCGCCGCTGCCGAGGCAGAAGCCAAGAAGGTGGCCGATGCAGCCGCCGCTGACTTGGCTGCAGAAACGGAAGCCAAGGCAAAAGCAGAGGTCGCCGCTGCCGAGGCAGAAGCCAAGAAGCTCGCTGACGAAGCGGCGGCGGAAGCTGAAGCTGCCGCTGCTGCCGTGAAGGCCAAGCTGGAGGCAGATGCAGCAGCAGCCGAGGCGGAAGCCAAGAAGCTGATCGAACCGACGACCACCGCGGCTCCGACTCCTCCTGTGGCCAAGGAGTAAGGCATGGCGCAGATAATCAACAACAGTGCTGGAGGCCCGAACAGCAGGGGTAACGGCAGCGGCGTGGTCCAGCGCCGGACCTCCTTCGGCTCGATCACCGTCTGCGGTGCTGCCAACGAGGTAGCGTACCTAGACACCGAGGGCCTGTACCTGAAAGGGGTGGCCAACCAGGGTCTGTTCGCTCAGGTGACGAGTGGGGCGTGCTCAATCGGCGTGACGTTGGCGCCGGCTGACCTTGCTGTGAATCCGAACCAGACGTCCGGCATCTGGGGGCCGACCGACGATACGTTCGCTGTGACGGATGGTGTCAAGAAGCTGACCCATCCACTGGCCTCAGCTCTGCGCATCACGTTCGGCTCCGCCGGCGGCATCGTCCACATCGCAGGAGCTTGACACCATGCGCTTCCCTCAGCAGTACCACGATCAAGACCTGCGGCGCGAGCTGCTGATGGCAAGCACACTGGTCAAGGGCGTAGGTGTGAGCCAGGAACAGGCTTACGACGCGGAGAAAGAACCGGAGCTGGTTGCAAAACTGGATTTTGAGCACTGGCTCCCGTTCGCGGCGAAGACGTACCACATAAGCCCTCACATCGAAGACTACATCTTCAAGAACGTCCCGATCTGCCCGAGCGATTTCCCCAATCGCAACGGCATCGGCTTCCCTCTGCAGGAGTTGATCAAGTTCCAGCCACCTCCGATGAACCGACAGGTATTCGAGGCGTGGCGAGGGTGTCCAATGCACTTGGAACACGACAACGAAGACTGCACGAAAGCCTACGGTGTGGTCTTTGACACGGCATTGACCAGGATCCAGAACTACGGACAGGGCCGACACTACAAGGTCATGGGTCTGGCCGGCATCGACAAGAACAAGCACCCTGACATCGCGCAGGAAGTATTGGACGGCAAGATCAACACCGTGTCAATGGGTGCGCTTGCTGACTCGTTCTCTTGCAGTGTCTGCGGTCGTGAAGTCGGGGACAACCAATTCGCTAACTGCAGTCACGTCGGTGGGACAAAGGATGTGAACTGGCAGATCGTGGACTACATGGGACGTCAGCACATTGCTTTCTTGAGGGCTCACGGTTTGAGTCCGATCGAACTATCACTCGTTCGAGACCCAGCCTGGGTTCCAGCCCTTTCCGATCACGTAATGACATGGTGAACAAAATGACACTCAATCTGCAAGCCAAGCAACGCCTCCTCGCCGCTCCCGCCGGTCAAGCGCTGACACCGGACTTCGTGAAGAAGGCGACGTCAAAACTCAATGGTGCGAACAGTCACAAATTCCAGATCGAGATCACGAAACCGATCCAGGGCTGTATCAAGCAGGTCTGGGACATGCAAGGAAAGAGAAGTCTCAAAATCGTGGTCATGAAACCGGGTCTCGCATCCATGGGTAAGGCCTACATCTCGACTCCTGGCATCGCAGGAGGCATGAAGGATGTTCCGACTCCGGTCGCCAAGGCAAATCGGATGCTGACGACCCCGGCTCCAGTTGAGCACCAGTATTTCCCGGCCAACCCAGGAACGAAGGTCGTGAACACAAGTGACATCATATGGATTCCGTTGACGGCTTTGGAGACCAGTGCCAAGCTCGCGACGACATTTGCGCCAAGTTCTGATCTGCCGAAGTTCACTCCGGAACAGACAGCGAAGGCCGTAGACAAGGTCGCTGCCTACCTGAAGAAGCACACTGGCCGCGACTACGAATTCGACGATATAGTCGTCATCGTTGGCGAGGTCCTAGGCATCACAGATCCGGTCGCTGACCTCGACGACGAGGCCTACGACAAGTTGCAGGAGTTCTGCAGCGACAAGATCTTCTCTGCCGCGTGCAAGAAGGCTGGTGTTAATCCTGACGACTACGAATGACCAAACCCGTTGTCACCAAGTCAAAGGCTCGCCTCTTGCAGCCAAATAGCGTGGGTCAATCCAGCTCCATCAACGTGGATCCTGGCGCCTACATGCAGGTCCCTGACACGAGCAAGGGCGCCAAAGCCCGACTCCTGAACAGCGGAAGCGAGTCGCAGTCCATTCACGCAACGAAGAACTAGGGGTGAAGTGAACTCCTACCCATGGGACGTGGTTAAGGGTCCCCGTTCCTCAGAGAAGAGACAGAACGAAGAAGGAGCAGGTATGACTCGACTGAGGCAGGAGAATCCCGCCCGGCGACAGTACCTGGCGGAACTTAGAGCACTGATCGCCGGCCTGATCCCGATGACCAGTGACTGCAAGTCAGAGGTAGCACGGTTCATTCTGCGCTATCCTGACAGCGATGCGTTCGTTGTGCTGATTGGTGATTCGTTCTCTGATCCTATGCCGGTGCATTGTCTGCTCCGTCATCGGAATGGGCAGCGTCTGGCCGACAGCAACCGCATCTGCAAGATCAGTGGACAGTTCTATGAATGGTGGTATCACCGTGACAGACTCCGACGTGGCGTAGTTCTCCTACGCATCCACGTCAGAGACTTGATCTCCGGTGTCGAACTCGGTCTTGACGGACCGAAGCTGCTACTCCGTCGTCGTGTCCATGATTGACAACCAATGATCAGTAGCGAAGGCTGCATCTTCACCGATGCAGCCTTTTCTTTGGCCTTTCCATCTTCACTTGGCGACGGTACGACACGAAATTGGAATCATGTCGGGGCACTGACTAGACGGAGGGTGCAAAACACCCTAAACCTGCAGACGACATTTTTATTTCAGGCACCGAAAGGTTCCATCGCAGAGAAGGTTAGGTCCAGCGAACTAGTGCTCTGTACCTAGCCGACTCGAACAACCCATTCACAGAAGGAGTGCTCATGACCGACAAAGTCAACGCAGCTTCCGCGTTCACGCACGAGGGTAACGACCTCAAGCTGAAGGTGGAAGACGGGGACAGCGGGCTGGAGAATTCGCAGGCGCCGATGATGCTCATCGATGCTGATGATTTCGAGAGTGGCCTCACCCACTCGCAGGACAAGCCCACGATGCCAGGCGCAACCAAGGCCCCGACCACAGCCGCCACGAAGCCAGCGATCAAGCCAGCTGTCAAGGCCAGGGCGGCTGCGAAGCCCGTCAAGGCCAACGGGATGCAACAGCAACAACTCGTCGACAAGGAATTGCCTGCCGGCGCTCCTTCCGGTGACGGCGTCAACGTCGCGCTGATCGACAACGAGACCGATCCGGCTGCTGGCTACCTGGAGAAGGAAGCCGGTCTGCCCGTGATCAACAACGCCAGTCTCGAAGGCCTCGATGCCGACGAGTTCGAATCGGCTGAAGATCCGGATGGTCCAACCGACGCGGCTCCCGGCTTCGAAGCTGAAGTCGGCGCTGAACTCGAGAACGAGGAGGGCGACGAGTTCGACGACCTGCCCTCCATGTCGAACGAACCCGCGGCCCCGATGGCTGAAGCGGCCCCGCTGGCTGACGAAGACGGCGAGGAGTTCGAGGACTTCGGTGCAGTCGAACCCGCGGCTGCTCCCGTCGCCGAAGGCGCGGAGCCGATGATGGAAGAACCGGTCGAAGAAGTCGCTGACTTCGAAGCCGCTCCCGTCACCGACGAGCAGGTTCCGCTGGTCGATGCCGACCAGGTGCCGGACACCGAAGGCAGCGAGGACATCGTGTTCGCTACGGTTCGGAACAGCCTGCACGTGATTCGCAGCAACCGCATCATCGCCAGCATGGGCCCCGCCAAGGCGCGCAAGCTCGGCATGTCCGACATCTACCTGAGCGATCAGTTCCAGGACGTCCTCGCTCACGCGATCGACACCAAGGGTCTGCGCAAGGGTCTGATCCAGCAGGGTCTGACCCTCGCCAAGGTCAAGATGACGGCCAGCCAAGCTAACGCCAAGGTCATCAAGGCCAAGGTCGAGGCCGGCATCGCCAGTCGCATGGACGCTGTCGCCAAGCAGAACAAGGCGCTGGACCAGTCCCTCGCCATCGCTGCCGTCGGCATCAACAAGCGCTACTTCAAGGATGCGGACAACTCGCTCAAGGCCAGCCTGGTCGAAGAGCTGAAGCGTGCTGGTGTCAAGGGTGCGTCCCAGTTGGTCGCCTCCTGCTTCGCCGAACACGGCGTCGCCTACGCACGTTCGATCCTGTCCCTGGCCAACCGCATCGCGGCCATGCCGGAGGAAGTCCGCAACAACCACGCTGACTCGCTGGACATGACGTCCGACGAAGACTTCGAGGAAGATGCGGGCGACGAGGTCGAATCGAGCGTCGACGAAGAGGAAGACGAGTTCAACCCCGTGGCGGCCACCGTCACGGCGGCTCTGGGTTCGCCGTCCTTCCGTCGCAGCCGTTCCAGCACCCCGGTCCTGTCGTCCGCCCTGTCCTTCCTGCAATCCGATCAACCCCTGGCTTAAGGCCAGGAACTCCAGGAGATACCACATGCTGTACCTGCCCCTCACCAAGATCGTCGACAGCTCGGAAACGAACGTCGCTGCTGGCGCTTCCATCACGGCCGAAGGCCAAGCTCTGGTCCGCGCTGCGGGCGCCACCTCGACCGGTGTCACCCCGTCGCAAGGTTCGGCTGGCGAGCTCTTCGTCGGCTTCTCGTTCGCCGGCGTCTCGGCTGCTCCGTACCCTGCGTCCACCGCGACCAAGGTCGAGCAGTTCACCGTCCCGTCCTCGGGTATCGTGTCGCTCGCGTTCGCTCCCATCTCGGGCCAAGCGTTCATCTACGACACCACGATCAGCGCTGCTGTCCCCATCACCGGCGGTGTCACCGTCGTCGGCTCCACCGTCTCGGGCCTGGCCTCGGGTGACTCGGTCAACATCACGTACAAGTACAACCTGACCGTGACGCAAGCCCGCGCCCTCCAAGGTGACGTGCAACCGGGCGGCTACGTCGGCGCCTACGTTGGTCAAGTCGGCCTGATCAAGCGTGGCACGGTCTACACCGACCAGTTCGACGCGTCGGCCAACTGGCTGTCGCCCTCCACCATCAACACGGGCGCCGGCGGCATCCTGGTGATCGGCGGTTCGGCTCCGGCTCTGGCCAGCGCCTACATCGTCGCCATCCCGACGCAGGAAGTCCCCTTCCTGGGCCTCGAATTCAGCGCCGCCTAATCCGCGGTACTGACCCAACCCTCATTAGGAGATTTCCAACATGCGAACCCAAGCTCAAGTCCGTGCCGCCAAGGCCCCCGTCCTGGCACACGAAATCAAGGTCGCCGGCTCGAACGAGTACGCGGTCGGCCAGTACGCTGGCTCCGGCAAAGGCGAACTGAACGCCTCGTCCAAGAAGGACCTGCTCGAACAGCAACGTCGCTTCCTGACCGCTGCCTCCCAAGGCAACATGCTGGCCATCGACAGCGCGCAGTCGAAGGAGCTGGTGCAAGCCGCCTTCAACGACCAAGAAGCCCACCGCCTGCTCGGCGAGAAGATCAGCGACGCGCTGTACATCACCGCGAATCGCCAGGGCTTCATGCGCAAGTACCTGGCCAAGATCGACGTCCAGCAAGGCTCGGTGCCGCGCTTCCCGCTGCGCACCAAGAACGTGACCGCGGTCTGGTCGACCAGCCCGACGAAGGTCGAGTCGCAGATCACGCGCGACAAGTGGTTCACCCCGCCGGAACTGGTGGTCGTGGCCCGTCCGTTCATTCCCCAGGTCGAGCTGAACCAATCGAGCGGCGACGTGCTGCAAGAGAAGTACATCGAGGCAGTGGAAGCGACGATGGTCGCCGAAGACCGCCTGTACTACAACCAGCTCCAACAGCTCGTCGGCGTCGACAATAACCTGACCATCGTGTCGGGTCAGCTGACCCCGTACAGCCTGATGACCGTGGTCACGAATGTGACGCGCTGGGGCCTGAAGGGCGCTCACCTGCTGATGGCGACGGACCTGTGGCAAGACGTGGTCGGCAACTCCGACTTCTTCACCGCCATCGACCCGGTCGCGCGTCACGAGCTGCTGCTGACCGGCGAACTGGGCACGCTGTACGGCATGACCATCACGTCGGACGCGTTCCGTCACCCGGAACACAAGGTCCTGGGCCAGGGCGAGTTCTTCGTGATCTCGGACGCCATGAACCACGGAGCGTACAGCGACCGCGGCGGCCTCCAGTCCACCCCGATCGACATCTCGATCGAGAAGATCCCGGGCCGCGGCTTCGTCCTGCATGAATCGCTCGCCGTCTCGGTGGCGAATTCTCGCAGTTTCGCTAAGGGCTACCGTCTATGAGTGCCTCTTTTTGAGGCACCCGGGAGCTTCGGCTCCCTTCACCGTGCTTCGGCGCGGTTCTCTTTGATAGTTACGGCGGGAACGTGGGGCACCACTGCTCAGTCGGCAAAAGGCTGAGCTACCGTCACCAACATTCAACTAGCTGTTTGCCCAGCTGGAAGATAGAAATGAAGACCGGACCAAAACCCAAATCAAGTCGTGAGTTGATTGTCAGATACGCTGAACGTCAGTCCTTCACAATGGTGCGCATGTTGAACGAGCTGGAAGGTCAGGTCAAGTGCACTCTTTGTGGTACCAAGCGTGTCGTCAATCGTGGATCAGCCCGTGTTCAGCGTTGTCGGTGTCAGATGGTGCGTAAGTTTCAAGCTTACGAGCGCACTGTCACCAACACCAACGAACAGCTAGCCGAGCTGGGGTGGAAAGACAAGTATAGATGCCTGAAGGTTGGTGGACATTACGCTACCGACAAGCATCTGTTTAAGTGCCTGACGTGTGACCACAAGTTTCACGCCGTGGCTTCAGTCTTCTTCACACCAACGATCCAGTACCCGTGTGTCAAATGCAGACAGGATGCATACGACCGATTCAGGTACGTCACTCATGAAGAGTTTGTGAAGAAGCTCAGAAGTCGCAATTCAAATCTGCGTTGTTCGAAGGTCAGCCAGTATGTTCCAAGTACAGTCCTTGTTACGGACACTGAGTGTGGTCATGAGTTCAAGCTCCTGACCTACAAGGTGACTGCTCCAAGCAAGTCTAGGTACAATGTTCGCTGCACCGTGTGTCAGCCCTCCGCGTGCTGGCATGAGTTCACCGTAGGTGGTGTTGCCTTCAAAACACGTTCATTGGTGGAACGGCAGTTTGTTGAGCTTCTAGTCAACGAGAAGGGTGTCGATCCAAGCCAGATCGAGTACGAACCCAGCAACTGCGAGGTGAAGTACAGGCATCCCATCTACGGAGACATCCGTGGCTATCGTCCAGATTTCAAGATTGGCAGCACGCTGATCGAGGTCAAAGATAGGTCTTCATTAGGTCTGCAGCATTATCACTGGATGCCGCAGGAACACGCTCTCAAAGAGAACCGCGCCAAGTTCAAGGCCGCGCTAGCTGAATTCGATGACTTCCGTGTGTTCTGCTTCGCAAGAGGCAGGTTTACTCGGGTTCGTCATCTTCCAAGCTGGCGTAGTCTTAGCGGTGGTGCCTCAGTTTGAGTCTCACAGTCTGAATTCCCAAACGCAACACTGAAGGAACACACCATGAAGCCGATGAAGTACAACCGGGCGATGGATTGGGTGGCACTGGCTCTGAACGAGCTGGTCGCCAACAAGAATCCCGTCCTGGCCGCTCGCCTGTTCGCCAAGGCAGGCCAAGAGGGTGACGTCAACGACGCCATCCGCACGATCGAAGCCACCAACCGCTACGCACACGGCCAGGTTGTGGCCGCAGCCAAGGTCAAGGCCGAGCTCGAGCCCGTGGCCGAAGAACCGTGCGAAGAGCCGGTGGTCGCCGAGTTCGGTGAAGATCCGCTCGACGAAGTCGCCGACGAGCCGGTGGCCGAGGAAGAAGAGATGGTTCCGGCCGTCGCTTCGACCGCCAAGCAGATGGCCGCAGTCCTGTCCCGCCTGAATGCGCCGCGCGTCACCGCGTCGGCCCGTCCGCAAGCCAAGGTCAAGACCGGCAAGTAATCGCATCGAGCGCACGTCGGTGCTCGTTCGATCCAAAAGGGAGCCGCGTGCTCCCTTTTCTTTTATGGGGCCTAGATCAGTGACTACCAAGCGGTCCCTGCTCGTTAATTTTATGGGAACCGGAGGCTTGAATGACCAACGCAATCCCTGATCCAAAGCCCCAGACGGAGATCAAGCCGGTAGACGACTTTGTTCGCGCCGGCTTCTGCCACTACATGATCGAGCAGTTCCGTGCTCCGACTATCTTCGTCACCAGTCCAGACGCGCTGACCAATCTGAAGGCCATGCTTGGAAACAAGCAGCCCGAGTACCCGTACATCTTCCTCTGGCATCAGACGTCTAGCCCCAATACGGATGGCTACACGACGAACCGAATGGCCAGGCATGGCATTCCCGTCACTCTGAGCAACGACAACAAACAGTTCCAGATGGCGAAGGTACTGCCAACCAACTTCGAGATCGAGGCAACCTACGTCACGAACAAGATGGATGGCATGGGCCCAGAGGCCGTGAACCAGTACATGCGGCGTTGGCTCTTCACCCGACGCAACGGCGCCATCAATTTCCAGATCGACTACGGGCTGTCCCGGCTCACAATCGGGGTCACGTTGAGTGACAGCATCTCGATCCCGAAGCGCGAGAATCCGGCCGATACCGAGTCGGTCTACCAAGTGGTGTCCAACATCACGATCCACGGATACGTATCGGAACCTGCGCTCGGGACGCGGGGCCGCATCAATCAGATCGTCTTACAAGACGGTCCCGCCCTCAAACCCGGACAGCAGTTCTTCCCTTTCTAAAGAGGATCCATCATGGACGTTCTGAACATGAATTCCCACCCCGTCTCGGTGCAGTTGACAGCACCCAACGGTTCGGTTGACCACGCAATGATCCAACCGAAGCGCCGGGCTAGTCTGCCTCCGGGCTTCACGGTCGATACGAACTGGTTGTCGGTCCAAGTCAACATCCGGGTTTACAACGACGACGGCTCCACCTTCACGTTGAGGCCGATCCCGCTGCCGGCAGTTGCTCCGGCTCCGGCTCCGGCCCCCACCCCTGAAGTGAAGGCGAACTGAAATGACGCAAATCGTTTCCCGCGCTAGTGACGTTCGCGTCACCGAAATCAACCTGTCGTCGGTCATCACCAGCACCAGTGTCACCGTCGCTGCGTTCCCCATCGTGTCGGTGCAAGGCTCGACGAACCCGATGCTGTTCACGAACGCGCAAGACTGGCTGGGCGAGTACGGCAATCCGGATCCATCGGTCTCCATGACGATCCAGGCCGGCCTCAACTACTTCACCGAAGGTCAGCAAGCCTGGGGTCTGCGCGTTGTCGGCTCTGGCGCCCTCTACGCCGGTGTACTCATGTACGCGGACACCGACGGAACCACCAAGCTCCGTGGCCAGTCCTTCGCCAACCCAGTCAATCTGGACATCAGCACCTACGTGTCCCCGGGGCAAGAAGCGATCTCGCTATTCTACCCGATCCATGGCCAGGGTTCGTATGGAGATAACACAAGCATCCAGATAAGCACGGCTGCTCTTACCTCTCCGACCGCAACCGCCACTGCGAACACGGGTTCGGGCGGCTCGATCCCCAGCGCCACCTACACCTACATGGTGTCGGCCCTGGGACCGAATGGTGAAGGTCTGGCCTCCAGCCCGGCCACGGTCATCACCAGCGGCCTGTCGATCCCTGTGGCATCGATCACGGTGAACTGGACCGCGGTTCCCAACGCGATCGGCTACAATGTGTACGGACGCGTGACCGGTGGTACCTTCGGTCTGATCACGACCGTTGGTGCAGCCGCCGTGTCGTTCGTCGACACCAACACCATCACGCCGAATCCCACGCAGCAGCCGATCACAGACGCAGGTCAGGTCGTTGGCAGTGACACATTCGTTGTCTCGGTGTTCGATAACACGCAGCCGAACCAAGGCGCGCTCGAAACCTGGACCTGCACCCTGTTGCCAAACGTCGACTCGTCGGGTACCCAGACGGAGCTCGAAGATCGGATCAACCCGTTCTCGTCCTACATCCAGGTGCTGTCGAACGTGCCGGCGCTGCCAAGCGTGCCGACGATCAATGCTGTCGTCGAGACGGCGATGACTGGTGGTAACAGCGGTACCACACCGACCAGCTACCAGATTGCGCTGGCGATGCAGATCTTCGCCAACAAGAGCCTGTACAACACCAACACCTTCGTCAATGCTGGCATCGCAGATCCGGTCTACCAGCTGTCGCTCGACACGCTGGTGCAGGGTCGTGGTGACGCCGTCTCGTTGATCGACGTTCCGTCGTCGAGCCAGCAATTCCAATCGGCCATCGACTATCGCAACCTGAACCTGAACCTCAACTCGACGTACAGTGCTCTGTTCTGCCCGGACCTGCTCCAGGCGGACCTGATCAATGGCAAGCAGGTCTACAACCCGCCAAGCGGCTGGGCCGCCGCCCTCTGTGCTCGGACCGATCGCGTTGCCAATCAGGCGTACTCGATCGCTGGTCTGAACCGCGGCCTGCTCAACGTGCTGAAGCAGCGCTACGCCTACGACGACGGGGAAGCGACCGATCTGTTCCAGGCGCAGGTGAACTACACCCGCACCTTCGTCGGCCAGGGCATTGCCCTGTGGGAGCAGCAAACACTGGCTGCCCAGTACTCGGCTCTGTCGTGGCTGTCTGTGCGACGGATCACCAACGTGATCAAGGTCGCCCTGTATCAGTTCCTGCTGTATTCGCTGCAGGAAATGGATACCGACGCGGTCCGGCGTCAGATCATCAACAGTTGCAGTGCCTACCTCGACAACGTCAAGGCGTCGAATGGTCTGTCTGACTACACGGTCGAGTGCGACAACGGGAACAACACCCCGACGACGGCAAACGCCGGCATCTTGGTGGTTACCGTGGTCCTGGTGCCGATGATCCCGATTCATGAGATCCAACTCCAAATCGTGATCTCGAAACAGGGTGTGGCGTTTAACGAAGTCCTCGCACAAGTCAACGGAAACACACAATGACTGTAACGACCAGGAGCCCTGCCGTCTGGCACTGTAAATAGCTGGAAATCCTCACAGGAGAATCCAGTGAACAGTTCCAGCAAGGGCTCCATAAGTCGTTTCGTTGACACATCCAAAGACCCGTCCAAGATCGCAGCAGAAATCGCTAAAATCACTGGACGGGCACTCCTCTCTGACAAGCAGGCTGCACTCGTTGTACGCCTGCTTGAGAAGTTTCCAGCTGATCGTGGCGGTGCCCGCGACTTCATGGACCAACTGTTCAAGCGCCATACTCTGTGGTCTGCTTTCTGGTACACGTTCAGGTTCGAAGCTACGAAGCGTGTGACAATGATGGTGGCGGCGATCCGCAATGACCAGCGTTGTTCCATGTGCTCAAGGTTCACAACTCTGAGAGCCGTTTGCCTAGGATGCCGCACTAAAGACCCAGAAGCTGCCCACGCGGCTGACTTCGCAAGCCGCAATGCCAAGTCTGTCGTGACCCTGAGGTCTAATTTTGGCCCCGATGGTTTTGCGGCTGAAGCCATACGTGCGAAGACAAGGGCAACCAATCTCAAGCGATACGGAACTGAGCACCATGCGCGTAACCCAGACGTCAAGGCAAAGACTCGCAGCTCTTTTGTCTCTAACAACGACATCAAAGACGTAGTAGCCAAGCGTCGGGCTACGAGCCTGGATCGCTACGGTGTTGCCAACCCTATGAAGTGCAAAGAGGTCGCGGTTAAGACTAGCCGTGGACTGAAGAAAAGATTCTCCGATCCTGTAGAGATGGCACGCATAACTGAGCAGCGGGCATCCACTTACAGGAAACGCACTGGCTTCTCGAGTCCGCGCCAGAATCCTGAGATCCGAGTGAAATCCGCAGAGACCTACAGGAAGCGTACTGGGTTTGATCACAACATGCGCAACCCTCTGCACGTGGAGGAACGTGGGCAAGCTCATACCAAGAAATATGGGGTTGATCACCCTATGAAGCGCCTTGAGGTCAAGGCTCGCGTTGTAGAAACCAACATGCTACGCCATGGCGGCATGGGCAAGGGTTCCGCAAAGGTACGGAGGCGTATTGAAGCCACAAACATGGAGCGGTACGGGCACGAGGTGGCAACCTCCAATCCATTGATAATGGCCAAGTGCAAGGCCACCTGGTTTAGAATCTACGGTCATGAGAGTCCGAACAAGAACCCGGAGCAGGCGCTAAAGGGCCTTCGCTCCAGTTCAAAGACCCATGATGTTGAGATCGAGGGACGGGTCTTTAAGTTCCAAGGGACCTACGAAGAGATCCTGCTGCGTAAGCTAGTCGCAAAATACGGAGCTGGTCGGGTCCTGACGCAGTTCGATCCCGACTTCCCAAGAGACTTGAGCTGGACTCCTGACTTCTGGGTTCGCGGCAAGGGCTATTTCGAGTGCAAGTCTACTTGGACTCTCACAGGATCGGGCCATCTGGAACGCAATCGTAAGAAAGCGGAGTCCAGTCCAGGGGTCGTATGGGTTGTTGTCCATAAGACAGCTCGCTGCACCAGGACCGTGGTCTTACCCGCAGACTGGTGGGCTACACCTAATGTCGATCATGTGGTTCAACAGCGTTTTCACGAGTCTCAAGGGTTTGACG